AGTTGACAAGCGGTCAAAACAACTGCGGCATTCATCAGCACGGGTGGGGCGTTGTCAACCATGCAAGTTGTCGGTTGTCGGTTTGGGGCTGGTTCTAGATTAATGAGTGAATCGACGTTTGTTGCTACCCCAACGATTAATGTGATTGGGTGCGAGTTCAACGGCGGTCAAACGCTTATTGCAAACACCGGCACTCAAAATTTAAACATCAACATTAACGGCTTGAATTCAATCAGCCCAACAACCGGATTGTTTAATTTTTATTCATCGGCAGGCGCAACGTATACAATGAATGTGGCGGGGTTGACGTTTACTGGCACGCTGTTTGCCAATCAAACTGGGACGTACAACTTCAGCAACCCGGACGCATCAATGCCAATTGACATTACCAAGATTGCTCGGCTTGCCGGCGCATTGGCAAAGCATAACGGTGGTACGGCTGCTGGAACAATTGTGACAAACAATCTTTGCGTTTGCGACGCGACCGGCGCGGCCAATAGTTGGAAGCAATTGAGCAATACAACGCTTGTGTTCTAACCGCGCAGGCCGGATGCCTGACAAGTTCTAGCCCTTACGCCTCGGGCTAAGAAAGCCACCTTCGGGTGGTTTTTTTATTGAGGCGGCTACTGTCGGGAGACAGAATGTCTGACCAAGAAAGCGCACCTGTTGAAGAACAGGCACAACCGGCTTCGCAACCGGAAACCTCTGGCCTAGCGCCTGAAGCGACGCAGGAACCGCCGAAAGTTGATCCTGTACAGAAGCGAATTGACAAACTTACTCGGGAGAAATACGAGTATGCGCGTCAACTCGAAAGAGCGCTTGATGTCATTGAGCGCACAAAGCAGCCTGAAGCAAAACCCGCAGACACCGCGCCGAAACGTGAGTCATTCAAGGATGACAACGAATACGCGCTGGCGTTGATAGACCATCGGGCGGAACTCAAGGCGCAAGAACTTCTGTCGAAGCACACGGCAGCACAAGCCGAAGAACGCGCAAAGGCTGAACAGCAGCAAAAGGTCAGCACTTTTGACGCCGAATTGAAGAAAGCGGCAGACAAATACCCGGACTTTGATGAAGTAGTCCGCGACCCTGCTCATGCATTCTTCAATGGGGCGTTGCTCGATGCTCTTTCGGATTTGGGTGCCAATGGCGCAGAACTCGCCTACTACCTTGGACAAAATCCCGCAGAGGGATGGCGGTTGTTCAACCTCAAGCCCGTTGCACTGGGCCGCGAGATTGCCAAGCTGGAGGCGGAACACGGCGCAAAAATGAAATCAGGCGCTCCACGGCCTATCAAGCCCTTGAGCGGTTCCGGTGGCTCCAGCAATTCCGACGAACCGTCCGACAAGGACAGTCCTGCGGAATGGCTGAAGAAACGGGAAGCACAACTCAGGGCGCGACATCGGGCACTGTTGGGCAAATAGGACTGTCGGGAGACAGACCAGCAACACGGCGCATCAAGCGTCAAGGGACTGCCGGGAGGCGGACCTCTCCTTTAAGGAAAAATCATGGCAAATAGCATTCTGACCCCAACTGCGGTCACGCGGGAAGCCTTGCGCATCCTGCACCAGAAACTCAACTTCGTTGGCAACGTCTATCGTGAGTACGACGATTCGTTCGCCAAGACCGGCGCGAAAATCGGCACCTCGCTGAAAATTCGCCTGCCGAATCAGTACAGCGTGCGCACTGGCGCGGCCCTGTCGGCGCAAGACACCGCTGAGACCAGCACGACCTTGACGGTTTCGACCCAAAAGGGCGTTGACCTGAACTTCACCAGCGTTGACCTCACGATGTCCTTGGACGATTTCGCCAAGCGCATCCTTGATCCGGCCATGTCCGTCCTGGCGGCGAACATCGAATCGGACGCTTTGTCGATGATGAATGACGTTTACAACGTCGTGAACAACACCGGCTCGGCCCTGACGATGAACAAGCTGCTCACCGGTCGCAAGGTTCTGAATGACAACCTCGCGCCGATGTCGGATCGCGTTGCCCTGCTGAACACGCAGGATAACGTGGACCTGATCGATGCGTTGAAGGGTCTGTTCCAAGACTCCGCAGCCATTCAGAAGCAGTACAAAGAGGGCATGATGGGGCGCACCGCAGGGTTTGATTTCTACGAAAACACCCTGATTGCGAACAGCACCACGGGCACGGACGCGAGCAACTGCACCATCAACGGCGCATCGCAAACCGGCTCGGCCATCACCATTGCGAACGGTTCGTCCAAGACGTTCGCTGTTGGCGATGTGGTTACCCTTGCGGGCGTTAACCGCGTTCACCCGGAAACGAAGGTTTCTACCGGCGTTGCTCAGCAGTTTGTCGTGACGTCGGCGGTTACCGCCGGCGGCACCACGCTGAACGTTTCGCCGGCAATCGTGACCTCGGGCGCAACGCAGAACGTGTCGGCTTCCCCGACTGACACCGGTGCGGTAACGAAGATCGGTAGCGCCTCTGGCGTCTACAAACCTTCGATGGTGTTCCACCCGGAAGCGTTCACGTTCGCTACCGCTGACCTCGTGATGCCGCAAGGCGTCGACTTCGCCGCACGCGAAGTGCAGGACGGCATTTCCATGCGGATTGTGCGCCAGTACGACATCAATAACGACCGTTTCCCGACTCGTTTGGATGTGTTGTACGGCTACAAGACCATCCGTCCGCAACTGGCTTGCCGCCTGTTGAGCAACTAAGTCTTTCGGGACTTTCTTATCGCCGCCTTCGGGCGGCTTTTTCATTGGAGATTCAGAAATGACTTATCAAGTCGGTGATGGCAATACCTCCTCGGCGGAAGGGCTGCTTGTCGGTCCTACCACCGGTTCCTATGTCGGGTTTTACGGCACCACGCCTATTGCCCGTCGCGCACTGGCCGCGCAAGCGACCTCGCTCCTGTCTACCGCGTCTAGCACCGCGATTGACACCCTGACCAAAGCCGCGATCATTGAGATCATGAACACGCTTGCGGCGCTTGGTTTGTGGAAAGGTGCAGCGTAATGAGTGACACGAAGCGGAAGGTCGTTTTCTGTACCCCTTCCCTTCGTGGTCCCACCCGCCCCTACATCGATGCGATGGAGAAATCCATTCCGTTGGTGATAGAGGCGGGATGGGATGAACTGTATGTACAAGAGATAGGCAATCCCTACGTCAGTGCCGCTCGGGCAATCATGACCCGCAAAGCACTCGACCATAAGCCGGATTGCATCGTCTATCTCGACTACGACCTTAGTTGGCAACCGGACGCGCTGGTGCGCTTGCTGGAAACCGAGGGCGATGTCGTGGCAGGTACGTACCGCTACAAGAAGGACGAAATCGAATACATGAGCGCGTGGGAAGTAGATGACACCATGCGCCCGCAGTTGCGGGATGACGGATGCTTCAAGGCCGACAAAGTGCCCGCAGGGTTCCTCAAGATCACGGTTGCAGCCTTGGAGAAGATATACAAGGCGCATCCCGAATTGGTCTTTGGCCCGTATCACAGTCCATCAATCGACCTGTTCAACCACGGCGCATTTGAGCGCGTGTGGTGGGGCGAGGACTATGCTTTCTCGCGTAGGTGGCGGGCGATGGGCGAAGACATCTGGCTAATCCCGGACCTCAATATTTCGCACTGGTCCGGGGATAAAGAGTTTCCCGGCAATCTGCACGAATTCATGCTGTCTCAACCAGGGGGAAGTAAATGCCTCGAATCCTCCATGTAGGGTGCGGTGGTTCGCCCCTGCCGGAAATGTTTGATGAATGGCACGAGGTAAGACTCGATATTGATCCTGATGTAAGGCCAGATGTCGTTGCTTCCATGCTCAACCTTCCCGAAATGGGGTTGTTTGACTGTGTGTATTCCTCGCACAATCTTGAGCATGTTTACTCGCATGAAGTGCCGATTGCATTGGCGCAGTGGAAGCGGGTTCTCAAGCCTAACGGCTATCTGCATGTCAATGTCCCTGACCTTGAGGGATTAACGGCCTCAGAGGACGTTCTCTATGAGTCCAGCGCAGGCCCGATAACGTCGTTGGACATGATTTACGGAATGCGGAAGTTGACTGCGACCAATCCGCACATGCAACACAAGACGGGGTTCACCGCTCCGGTACTACGCGCCGCACTGGAAAACGCTGGATTCAAGAGCGTATTTATCCACCGGCAACCGCTCGAACTGTTCGGCTTCGCGTTTGTGGGCGATGTTGATCCCGCAATGATGAGGAGTTTCAATGGCAACAACGGCTAACCAAATCATCACGCGGGCGCTGCAAATCCTCAACATTGTCGGGGATGGTGAAACCGCGTCAACTTCCCAACTTTCGGACGGTTTGACTACGCTCAATAACATGCTTGAGTCGTGGGCGCTCGACCGGATGAACGTGTACTACATCGCGGAAGATAACCGCGCACTGACCAATGAATCAACCCTGACGATAGGTTCAGGCGGTACGTGGTCAACGGTCGCAAGACCCAATGCAATCCCGCAAGCATGGATTCGCATTCCCAACGGCACGGACATTCCCTTGATCATTCTGGATGATCGGGAATGGGCCGCTATCCGCCTCAAGTCCCTGACGGGCTACTACCCTCAATACCTCTACTACAAGCCCACGTTCCCTGCTGGAACGCTCAATTTCTGGCCTGTAGTTTCCTCCCCCTGCACGCTATACATCAACTATCCGGCAACGCTGCAAAACTTCGCGGCGGGTACGGATAACGTCAGCCTTCCGCCGGGATACACACGCGCATTGATATGGAACCTCGCGGCTGAGTTTTCGCCCGAGTATGGGGAACTGTCGCCCTCAGTTGCGCGGATGGCGAAAAAGACGCTTGCGCCTGTACGCAGAATCAACAACCCGGACTACGGGCTGCAAATCGATGCCGGTGCGTTGCCACCGCGCAGGACGTTCAACATTTACGCGGGGACGTAATGAGAATAGCGCTTCTCTGCGTGCTTCTTGCGGGTTGCTCGGGGCATTCCAAATTCATCCTGTGGCAACCGGGCGCGGATGCTGACATTCGCTGCGCCAATGGTTCGCAGGTTCATTGCTTGGGGTGGAAATAATGCCGGTTCAGAGGATACCGTTGATCGGATCGTTGATTAACAGAAACGCGAATCCGAGTAGTTTTTCCACATATGACCAGCGGTTTGTAAATTGCTTTCCAGAGATCACAAAAAACGCAATTACCGGCGAAGGTTCGATAGAGCTGTACAAGCGCGGCGGATTCACTGGAAACACCATCGGCCCTGCCAGTACAACCGGAACATTCGGAAGCATTGTGTGGTCAGGGGCCGCAAATAAGCGCCCGACATTTTGCTTTCAAAACACAAGCACTGGCGCATTGTCTGTAGTCGATATTGCGAGCACGACAATTGGTGGCGGATCGATAGCCGGGACAAGAACTTCTGTCGCTGCACCTAGTGGACCCGCTGCGTGCTTGTCTGAAACCTTGATATCGGGCACGCCTTACCTTGTGGTGATGGCGCGCAAATCATCGGATGATATGCACCATGCTTGGTTTACTAGCGAGTTTGGCGCTTGGACAGAAATCACTGATGCAGATTTTGTGCCGAATATAAATCTTGGCACCATAACCGGAAGCATATCCGGAACAACGCTGACAGTCACAGTTAGTTCTACGGGCACAAATCTGCCAATCGGTGCCAGGCTAGGCGGTAATGGCGTTTATTTTGATGCGACAACGATTACCGCAGTTGGAACCGCTGTGGCTGGGGTTGGGACGTACACCGTATCTCAATCACAAAGTGTTTCTGCCGGCACAATGACTGCCTACAATAATTGGCTTGTCGGCAACATGGTTCACATGGATGGTTATGCGTTCGTGATGGACAAGAACGCAAACATCTGGAATAGCGATCTCAATTCACTTTCTTCTTGGTCGGCTACCGGATTTGTCAACGCTTCAAGTTACCCGGACGGAGGGGTAGGGCTTGCGCGGTCAAAGGATTATTTGATTGCGTTCCAAAATGGAAGCATTGATTTTTTCAGGAATGCCGGAAATGCCACCGGCTCGCCTTTGAGTAAAGTTTTGGGCGCGTCTATTCGAATGGGCGCGTACATGCTTGGGCCAGTTTCCCCAGTCCTGGAAACAATCCGAGCGGTCAATGACGATGTGTTTTTTATTGGCCGGTCATTGGATAGTGGTGCTGTTGGTGTTTATAAAATCAATGGCACACAGATAGTAAAAGTTTCAAATGCTGCGGTAGATAAGACTCTAAATGGTAATCCTGATTTGTATGGATTCGCCGGGGTACTTCCATTTATGGGAATGCAGCATCTGGTTCTTTCGTACACATTTAGCAGTTCGGGAGAGTCTTACGCTTATTGCCTTGAAACTGGCGTGTGGTGGGTTATTTCTGTTTCGGGTGCGCGGATAAATGCCGTTGCTGGTAATGCATCAATTGGGTATTTGGTGTCGGCAGACAAAAGCAACAACATCGCATACACAGCGCAATTGGATTGGCAAGACTTTGGAGGTGCCATGACGATGACGGTGCAAACACAAGTCATTGACCACGGCACCACAAAGCGGAAACTCTACAAGGCGCTTCAGATTGTTGGTGACATCAGAACTACCTCAGGCAATACCGCGATAAGTTGGTCAGACGATGACTATGCGACCTTTAGCTCTGCGCACAATGTAGACATGTCTACCATTCGACCGCGCATTACGCGCCTTGGCTCAAGCCGCCGCAGGGCGTGGAAAATTACCGATTCCGTCAACGCTCCATTCCGGGCGCAAGCGCTGGAAATCGACTTCGACGTTAGCCCGCAATGAACTTCGAATTCCCAAACATCGATCAAGGCGCGTTTTCGTACGAGGACTTGATCGGCCAGCGCAGGGAAAACGCACCGCGCACTAAGCCGAAAGTCGTTACCTCGGCCTATAGCGTCGGCCCGAAAGATGACCTCATCCTGGCCGATGCTACCGCAGGCGCAATAACGGTCACGCTCGAAACCGCTGTCGGTGCGGATGGCAGGCGGCACACAGTCAAGAAAATAGACGCGTCTGGAAATGCCGTGACGGTTGCATGTACGGGCGGACAGACCATTGACGGAGCGGCGACGCAAGCCACCGCCGTCCGTTGGACTGTGTTTCGCGTTATCTCTGATGGAACAAACTGGATGCTTGTATGAGGGGACTAAATGACAGTCTATGACCAAAACTGGAATCCAGTCGACGAGTCCACGCTGACGGATGCGGACTATGAGAACAAGATTCTCTACACGCCGCAACAGTATCAAACCTATCTGAATCAGGCCATCCCCGAGCGTTCCAGTTATGGCGGCACGCTGACCAACACCAACAAGTTACTGTCCCAACTCGGGCAACAGTACGGGCTGACCAATGCCGATTGGAATAAGGCGATGCAGTCGTACCTGCATAACAGCGGGGCGACGGCAAACGATCAAAACTGGTGGGGTGATAACACCTATACCCGCGCTTATCTTGAAGGCTTGGGGCAGATCAACCCCGCATATGCCGGGAAGTTTGATTCGTATCTAAGCGACCCGAATTTCCGCGCAGGTGAGCAAAGCCAAAGCCAAGCGGCGGCGAGTACCGGCATGGCGCATCAGGTACAGCCTAAAGACATCATGGATACCCTCGGGCCTATGCTTATGCTCGGCATGGGCGGCGGGGCTTTGCTTGGTGGTCTCGGTGCGCTTGGTGGCGCTGCTGATCCGCTCGCCGTTGGCGGCGCGGATTGGATGGGCGAGATTGCTGCGGGCGCGGGCAATGGCGGATTGGGAAGTGTTGCCGGCGGGGTTGGTAACTTTGTGCCCGAAGCGGCAGCGGGCGGAACTGGAAGCGGTGCGGGAGGTAACGTGGGCGATTTTTGGGACGAGATTATGAACTCGCTGGGGCCGGATACTTCCGCCCCTGTCGATACTTCTGGCGGCAGTGTTCTAGGCGATACCGGCTCGGATTGGTCTACAGGTGGGACGAATCCGGGAAGCGGGAACGTCATGACGCCCGGTAACCAAGGGCCGGGATTGTGGGAGAGCATTAAAGGAAGCCTGTCGAATCTACCGCCCGGAACGCAAAGCGCGATTAAGGCAATGGTTAGCGGCGGTAGCGGCACGCCACGCACCGGCACAGGTTCCGCGCTTTCCAACATTTTAGGCGGCAATGGCACCGCGTCAGATTGGACTTCGATGTTGGGCAATCTAGGCACTGGTGCACTGTCCGCCTACTCTGCCAACAAATACGCCGACAATATGAAGGCGCTGGCCGATCGTTCGTGGCAAGCCGGTGATGACTACCGCAACCGTCTGTGGTCATCGTACAACGACCCGAATGCTTTCCTCGCCAATTCGCCGGATATTCAAGCAAGCGTCAACCAGGGCACGAATGCCCTTGCCCGTTCCCTCTCGACGCAAGGCAACCCGACCGGCAACGGGCACGCATTGCAGGAACTCCAGAACTACGCAACGCAGGGGTTGTACGGCCAGCTTGGAAACGCTCGGCAGCAACTTGCCAACTTCGGCGGGTTGAGCGCGATAACGGGTTCTGCCCCGCAAGCGGCTGCGAATAGCGCGGAAGCGGGAAGCAATATCTATAACTCTCTGGCGAACACGACTAGCCGATTGACGCAACCGGCAACGGATTGGCAGTCAATCATGAAGTCTTTCGGCAACCAAAACTACCTCGCATAGGTGAAATATGGCATGGCGTGATCCGTGGGAAAACGTAGACCGGGCCAATGCGCTGCGAGCGCAGACGGATATGCAGGGGGTGAACATGCTTTCTGCGTTGCAGGGGGCGCAGCATAACGCCTTGCAGATGCAACAGGCGCAAGCGGCTGCGGCGGATGAAGCGGCGGCGCGTCAAGCGTTTGCACAGTCAGGCGGGGTTCCTGAGAAATTCCGCGAGGCATTGATGGCGCGGGGTGACTACAAGCGCGTTCAGGCTAACGATGCGGCAGACCTCGCCAAGCGTGAAAAAGAATCGGTGATTGGCAAGAACAGGGCAGAAACCCAAGTTAAGGAAGCGGCGGCGTTCCGCGACAGCGTTGCACAAGTCGCAGACCAAGCCGGATGGGATGCGCTTCGTACTTCGTTGGGTGAGCGTGGGGCGCGGTTGCCCGCTCAATTTAGTCCTGAATTACAAGAATCGCTTGTTTCAACGGCTGGCGATGTTATCAAACGGAGAACGCCAAATTTCCAGATTCAGGACATTGGCGGCAAGAAGGTATCGGTTGATATCAACCCCTATACCAATCCGGCTATCAAGAACATGCAATTTGATAAGACCGTAAGCCCTGATGCCGCTTTGTCGGCTGAAACGGCGCGGCGCGGTCAGAACATGACGGATTCCCGCGCCCGCGAAGCTAATGCAATCTCCAAAGAAGCGGCACAAACGCAGCTTGTGAACGACCCGAACCAGGGGTTGCTGCTTGTCAACAAAGGCACAAAGGTTGCGACGCCTGCGACGTTTGGTGACGGCAAGCCTGTTCCTAGCGAATCGGCGGTTGCGGCGGGTAAATTGAATCGCCAGTTGCAGCAAGGCATCGCAATGGCTCGGGAGTTGATCCCGAAAGCGACTAGTAGCGGAATGGGCGCAAAAGTCGATGAGGCAACGGGATTCTTTGGCAAGTCCACGCCGGGAGCCGATGCCGCTTCGCAACTCGACACCCTTGCAGGTTGGATGGTTTCCAACGTACCGCGTATGCAAGGGCCGCAATCTGACAAAGACGTTTTGCTTTATCGCCAGATGGCCGCGCAAGTTGGCGACCGCAATCAACCAACTTCTCGCAGAATGGCCGCGCTTGATACGTTGGAAGCGTTGCAGGCCAAGTATGCAGACATCAACGCGACGCCTTACGCAAAACCGGAAGCCCCTCAAGCCCCGGCAAAAGGGCCGCAAATTCCGAAGATCAAAGGTGATGCCGAATACAACGCGCTACCTTCAGGGGCGACGTTTATTGACCCGAACGGGGTAACTCGGAGGAAACCGTAATGGGATGGCAAGACGCCCCGGTGGTAAAAGGCGGCGCTTGGGAATCTGCGCCTGTCGTTGAAGAAAAAAGCGGGTTCATGCAAGGACTCGGCAACCTGGCGGCGGGTGCTGTCCGTGGTGCTGGTTCAATCGGCGCGACCCTGCTTACTCCGGTAGACGCTGCGGCGCGTGCAATGGGCGTGCAAAACGATTTCATTGGCCGCGATGACCGGCGCGCGCAGATGGATTCCGGGTTGCAGTCAATGGGTGCGCAGCCTGATTCGCTCATGTACCAAGGCGGCAAGATTGGCGCAGAGATTGCCGGGACTGCCGGTGCCGGTGGCGCGTTGGCTAACGGGGCGCGTGCCGTGCTACCTGCGGCGGCGCAAGCGTTACCGGCAGTGGCAAAGGGTATCAACGCGCTTTCGTCGGGCGGGTTGAGCCTTGGTGCTCCTGCGGCTACTACGGCACTCGGACGTGCCGGTGATATGGCATTAAGGGTAGGAGGCGGCGCAGCGCTTGGCGGGGCTTCTGCGGGGCTTGTTAACCCCAATGATGCGGGAACGGGCGCGGTGATTGGCGGCGCTATTCCAGTGGTGGATAAAGCCGTTGGTGCGGGAGCTCAAGCGGCGGGGAATGCTTTGCGCGGCGGCGGCGTATCGGCGGAACGCGCGGGGCTTGCTGACCTTGCCAAAAGCAAATGGGGGATCGATATCCCGGCAGACCGCATTGTTGATAGCAAGCCGTTAAACGCCATTGCATCTGCGTTGGAGTATGTGCCCGGAAGTGGCCGCGCCGCCACGGATACTAAGATGCAGAATCAGTTAAACCGTGCGCTCACAACTACGTTTGGGCAAGACTCTACAAACGTCACAAAGGCTCTGCGCAATGCAGACGATGCGCTCGGAAATGAGTTTGAGCGCGTGCTTAAAAACAACAGCATTCGCCCAGATGCCAAGTTGACGCAAGACCTTGCGGAAGTCTCCAATCTTGCGCATTCCGAATTGCCGCCCGACCTTGCCAAGATAATTACCAACAAAGTTGATGACATCATCAAAGCGGCTGAATCTGGCGATATAGACGGACAACTTGCTTACAACATCAAAAAGCGTCTTGATGCGATGGGCAAGAACAATTCCAGCGAAGCCTATTACGCGCGGCAACTCAAAGGCAAGTTGATGGACGCGCTTGACCGTTCCTTGGGTGAAGATGCTGCCAAAGCATTCGCCAAGACCCGCGAACAATACGGGAACATGCTCAGGCTAGACAAGTTGGCAAAGAATGGATCGGAAGGCGACATATCAATTGCCCGCATTGCCAACATGAAAAACATCGGCAACAAGGACATGCAGGAACTTGCCGACATTGCCGCAGATTTCTTGAAGCCTCGGGAGGGGCAGCATGGGGCGGCGCAGCGTGCTGCCACCGGCGCTATCACGTTTGGATTAGGCGGAATGCCTGGATTGGCTGCTGGCGCGGCTTTAGGGCGTGGAACGAACATGCTGCTAAACAGCAACGCGCTCCGAAACTCGATGCTCGGCCAAACAAACCCTGCACTGGGTAACGCGCTGGAAAACATACCGCGAATAGCGCAGAGAGTTGCGCCGGTACTTAGCGCCCAGTAAGCCCTTTTAGGAAGCCGTATATCGCTACGGCAACAACGATGGCAATACCCTTCCAGACCATGAAGTCTGTGAATTCCATTTTCACGCCCCAAAGGACCGAAAGGCGGACTTTACCATGCTTGACCTACTCATTACCTCGGCGGCTGCTCAGTCAGCGGGCGCTATCAAAGACCCCTTTGCCTACGGATGGGCGGCATACGCATGGGTCATTGCATGGGCTTCGGCGGGCGGAATAGTGAGTTTCCGGCAGAAGATGAAGCGGGGCGATGTGCGGGCATTCAATATCGCTGAGTTTGTAGGGGAGTTGGTCACAAGCGCATTTGTCGGCGTGATTGCGTTTTGGCTGTGCGAATACTCAGAGGTTCCCAAACTGCTGGAAGCGGTGATTATCAGCATTTCGGGACACATGGGAACCAGGGCGATTTTCCTGTTTGAGCAATACATGGCAAAGAAATTCGGGGTGACTGAAAGTGATGACGCTAAGTGATTACTGGATGGGCCGGGATAAGCAATACTCGCAAGAGTTGACGCCCGACATCGTGCGCAATGCCGAAGTCACGGTACAGCGGGCAAACATGCTGCTATCCGAATTTCGCTTTGATACCAAGGATTCGGAGATCCGCAAGGTTAATTCCGGGTGGCGTCCTGCCGCAGTAAATGCGGCAACACCAAATGCTGCGCTTAAGTCAAAGCACATGACCGGGCAAGCGGTAGACATCAGCGACCCGGAGGGCGACTTAGATACATGGTGTATGGCGCATCTGGAAGTCTTGGACCGTTTGCAATTGTGGCTTGAGCATCCTGGCTCTACCAAGGGGTGGTGCCACGTTCAAACGATAGCGCCGAAGTCTGGAAACCGGGTTTTCTATCCGTGATCCCCATTCCCCCCTACGCCCTCAAATTGGGGGCGTATGGCCTCATTTTGGGGGCGACCTATATCAGCGGCTGCGTTCGCGGTTCGCAAACAGCGAATGCACGCACTGAGCAGGTAAAAGCAGATTACCTACAGTTTCGGGTAAATACCGAAGCCATAGGTAAAGCGGCGCAAAAGGAAGCGGATGCTACCAGAGCGGCGAACGAACAGAAAGCGAAGGCGAGCGATGAGTCATACAGCAAAGCACTTACTGTTTTGGGTGCTGATCTTGAGCGGTTGCGCCGCGCCCGTGCCAGTACCGACGGCTTGTCCGCCCCCGCCCCCTCTCCCACTTGTCCTGAAGGACAACGATGCTTTGACCGGGGGCAGTTTGATGCCGCGCTTAGAGAGTACGAGGGAGAAGTTCTTACGCTCGTTGGAGAGGGCGCAGCGTTAAAACTTCGCCTTGATTTCGCTGTCAAATGGGCATCCGACATTTCGTCGGAGCAACGAGTGCGCTAACACTCGTTACCCCTCACCACCATTGCTATTAAGGAGCGAAGATGGCTGCCAAGAATATTACCACCCACGGACACAATCAGCGCGGCAAGCGTTCAAAAACCTATTCCGCGTGGCGCTCAATGATGCAGCGTTGCAATAACAAAAATAACCCGGCTTACGTCAATTATGGCGGCAGAGGCATTTCAGTTTGTGACGCGTGGCACGACTTCCGCGCTTTCCTTTTTGACATGGGCGAAGTTCCTTCTGGCTTGACGCTTGAAAGAAAAAACAATGCGCTGGGTTATGCGCCGGATAACTGTTTGTGGGCGTCAAGGAAAGAACAAGTTCTCAATAGAAGAAATACGTTTCGCGTCGAATTTCAAGGTGAAGTTATTGCGTTGCAGTTGCTTGCAGATCAGTACGGCATAAAAGCCGGAACCGTGAAACGACGATTGAAAAATGGATGTAATGTTGAGCGCGCCTTGACTTCTCCTGTGATGACGCCTAGTGAAGTAGGGCGGTTAGGGAATCAAAAAACATTGCCTTTAAGGCGGCAACAACATAGGGAAAACGGCGTGTTCGCTAAAGCTAACCATGTCGGCTAATCTGCTCAATCCGTGAGGTGAAAATTTAGACGATTGTTCCAAATCGTAGTATGATTACGATAACTCGCGAGGAAATGCAACATGTACTTTCTGGTAGTAGTTGCTCTGATCGGCGGCGTCCCGCAAAGCCTCGCAGGGGCGTTTAAGACCCTTCCCGAATGCATGGAAAAGCGACGGGAGATAACGCCCATCGTGACCGATGATCCATCCATTACCGCGTATTCCGTCGAGTGCATAAAAGGGTTTGAACCTCGGAAGGCAATGTAATGTCCCGCTCGGGAAAGAAAGCACATTTAGCCTCTGCAATGCTGCCCAAAATGACCGATGAGGAGGCCTGCGAGAGCATCCTGAATGCTGTCATTTCCGGCATTGGCATCATGAACGGGCAAACAGCAATATTCCTTGATGACGGGCGCAGCATCGTATTTGAGGGCTGCGAGCGGCTTTGGATTGAAGTTAAGCCGAGACTCCACTAATGGAGTTAGTCCTCATCACTTGGGATGATGCGTCAGCCCTTGAGCATGGCTGGACTGATCCGGCAGACGAAAAGCCAGTCGCGCAAATCGTTACCACAGTCGGTTTTCTTGTAGCCGAAACGGAAAAGTATTTGGTGATTGCTCATACAACGGATGGGCAATTCGTCAATGGGAGATTCCAAATCCCTCGCGGCATGGTCAGAACGATCAAGCCCCTACGCAAAAAGCGGAAACCGAAAGTTATCCCGAATGGCGAAAGCAACGGTTAGCGATCAGGAATTCATGGCGCTTTGGACAGACCTCCAAAGCGCTGCAAAGGTGGCAAAGCATCTAGGCATTGATGAGCGGAACATTCATCGCCGCCGCCGAAACATTGAGAAAAAGCACGATTGGCGTGCCCCTGTCTATTGCCCATCAATACCGCGCCACAACACCGCGCCAATACATTCGGCCAATAAGGCGATTGTTACTTGGGGCATTCAAGATGGCGTGATCCTGGTCGGCTCAGATGCTCACATTTGGCCGGGACCGCTAACTACGGTACAACGGGCTTTCCATTACTTCGTAAAGCACTTTGACCCCGCGCCTGTGGGGATTGTGGCTAATGGCGATTGGTTCGATGGTTCCCGCATTGGAAGATTCCCGGCCATTGGGTTTCTTGAATCAAATCGCCCCAAAGTAAAAGACGAACTGGAAGCGGTGCAAGCCTATACGGGCGAGATAGAGAAGCACGCCAGAGGCGCTAAATTAATTTGGGCGGCAGGCAATCATGATCTACGCATGGAAAGCCGTTTAGCCGCACTGGTTCCAGAATATGAGGGATTGCCCGGATATCACCTGAAGGATTATTTCCCTTTGTGGACGCCGTGTTGGCGCTTGGATGTCAACGATGATATTTGCATTAAACATCGCTGGGCAAACGGACTACACGCTGTCTATAACAATACTTTGAAATCTGGAAAATCGTTTGTTACGGGGCATTTGCATTCTCTGAAAGTTACGCCTTGGACCGATATGACAGGAACGCGCTACGGGGTTGATTGTGGCACCATGGCCGATACCGACGGTGATCAGTTTGTACATTATCTTGAATCCGGCCCTACTAATTGGCGCTCTGGCTTTGTGGTGCTAACGATTAAAGGCGGCAAATTGATGATGCCTGAACTTGTGCAGAAATGGGATGAAGAGCACGTTGAATACAGGGGCAACCTAATTCGCGTGTAGTGAACTTACGTTATGAATCCATGTCTAAACTCGCATGGAAAAACTATGCCCTGCGTGCAAACAAATCAAGCCGTTTGATTCTTTTCCTAAGAAACATGGCAAGCCCGGAAGTTATTGCAAGCCATGTCAAGCCGCTTATGTGAAAGCGCATTATTTGCGCAACAAGGAGCGGTACAAGACGCGGACCAAAGTTTGGCGCGAGGATAACCGAGAGCGGTATCTAAATTACAACCGACAGCATTACATTGAGAACCGAGAGCAAATCCTAGAGCAGTGCAAAGAGTATGCAACACGGACAAAGGATGAGCAGAACGCTAGAAAAGCGCGGTGGCGCAAGTTAAATCCAGATAAAACTCTGGCGGCTGAAGCTGCTTATCGCGCCCGGAATCGGGACGCTTGTAATGCCAGAATCAAAGCGTGGAAAGCCGATCACAAATATTTGTTGGCGTTCTATACGCAGACTAGGGCGGCAAGGTTGCAAGACGCAACCCCGCAATGGGCTAACGAAATGGCAATCAAAGAAATTTACAAGCGGGCAAAAGAAATGCGCGATGCGGGAGAACAAATTCACGTTGATCACATAGTTCCGCTAAACGGAAAAATAGTATGTGGTTTGCATTGGGAGGCCAATTTGCAGATTCTTCCAGAGAAAGAAAACCTCAGGAAGAATTGCCATCGCTGGCCAGATATGCCATGAGTACTTGGCTTGTCATCTTCGTAACGCTGGCCTACATAGGCACCGCCATTGACCTCGGGCGGCGCGGTGACGTTGGACATTGCATCATGTTTGCAGGCTATGCCATTGCCAATCTCGGGCTATTGCTTGCGCTCAACTAACGCCATCATCTAACTGGTAAGACTCCCGGTCATCCGGTTGAATGCGGGTTCGACTCCCGCTGGCGTTCGCCACATATGACGTATAGCCTAGCGTTACGGGCTTAATGCGCGATATGTGGCGAGTTAGGACATAGCCGCGATTGTCATTCCTCCACCGGCAGGGCGCGGATTTGCTCTGCTGCGTGATGCACATAATCGCAATCTTCCGCTTCCAACGCCGCCCTCTCCCGCATGTCCATCGCACCGGCACGGCGTCCGGCTTGGTAGGCATATTCCACCCATCCATAAGCCATAGTCCCCTTGACCAAACCAAAGATTTTCTTCGCCATCGCATCAAATTCGGGGCGTTCCAAAACGTCATCGTCTTTCATCATCATCCTTTCGGCGGTGGGGGAAGCGGCATCCAGTGGGATGGATTACAGGGATAGTTGCGCCCATACCCACCGTCGGTGTAATAACCATTGTTGAAAATGTGCCACCCACGGTTAAAACACCCAAACTCATAATCATCGTTAACCCACAACAAAACTGCGCCCCCATCCTTCGGCGCAGTCTCAATCGGTTGCCATTCCATATTCATCCTTTCATTGGTGGGCGGCGGCAGGATTTGAACCTGCTCTGACGTTGAGCGGCGCGAGGACGGGCCAGTGTCCTTTTAAACGCCCCTAGCGATCCGGTCGTTCCGGAGTCAGTCCTTCGCGCAAGCGTGTCGCTATCCACGCCGCGCCGCCCGTAACCTGTCTAACACGTTGCAATTATGCCCCTTCACTGGGGCGGATTTTCGCCAGGGTGGCGATAAATTAGGCGGCTTGCTGCCTGATGTCGCCGCCCCACTGGTGCGCCATTGCCTGCGCGATTCCCTCAAACGTCCTGCTGCGTTCTTTCCATCGATTGGGGCCGGGCGACATCTTGTGAATCCTTGCCTCGCGCCCATCAACAATATTCGTCGGCACCAGCTTCGGCAGGTTTTTTAGCCACAAACACGTACTTTTCGTTTCCCCATGCCCGTGCTGCCAAGGCTGGATGATCTGATCCGGCTTGCGGATGCGCGATGAAATGATGCTGATAGGGTTCTCTATCGCTATTCTTGGTATAGGTGCATCCATCAACGCCTGAACGAATGCAAGTGCCGCATCTTGCCTGCCGTCTGCTTTTTTCGCGGCAAAATGCCTAGCGCCACTAACAGCCAAATCAGTGCATGGCGGATGAGCCACCATCAATTGCCACGGGCCCATGTAACGGGCAATGTGGATGGCATCATGTTGAAAATGAAACTCCGATTGATCCTCTGCTGGCAGCAAGTCGCATGACCAGGCATCATGTCCAAGCGCTCGAAACGCACGCCGTACAGTGCCGGAAAACTCGCAAGCAACTAACACTCTCATATCTAATTTATCCTCTCAACAAGGGGCAAAATTCCGAAATCCGGGGCGGTTGGTTGTTTGACAAAATCATGCGTTTTCAGTCTGTGACAGTTCGATAAGGAGGTGTTTCATTCAAATGCCCCCGGAAACTCGGCCTTGATGGCAGCTTCCAAGTTCTCCGCGCACGATTTTGTCGCGTCAGTCTGAATGGTGAATGGGCCTCGCTTCACAGATAGGTCAAGGTTCGACACGTTCTGAGTACGCACAATCTCCGCGCACCGACGAACAGCGGCGGATTCAACCATTGCCGCGAACCTGTAGCGCGTGAATTCTTCGCCTGCCGCTACAGACTCGGCTAGTGCGCGATTCCATAGCTTGTCTATCTGTTCGGGCGTCATGGCTTGATCCCCAGTGCGTCAATCGCGTCATTCCAGCAAGCATTGCAAGCATCTATGCCATCGGTAGCACGCAACGCACGCCGCTCCGGCACCTTCACAGCCATCCCCGCAACGTCTATGGAGGCGGCGGATAGCATGAAATCGTAAGAATTCACCAAGGCCGCGCCTCTAACGCCTAACTCCAATGGCGGAGTAACCGGCACCAGCTTGTACCGCCCGTCTGCGGTTTCTCCGGACTCGGTGATGGCGATTAGGTAGGTCATGGCATTGGCTTCCAAAGAATCGGGTGACTCGGCCACAGATCACCATGCGCTTCGGTCCAATACGTACCATCGGGCCACTCACCCTGATATGTGCAGGGGAATACTCCGGTGCTACCGGCTTCGATGGCGAGGAAGCGCGTACCGTCTTTTGGGCAATAGATCGCGTTTTGCCACCCGCAAGCCTTGAGCGCCTGATAGCACTGGAACATGGCATCAAGGTGTACTTTTTCGCCAGCCTCGCGCCAATCCTTTTCGCGCTTTTCGGCATCGCGCCATATCTGGCTAATCGTTGCTTCGTCCATCACTTCCTCCCCACCGCGATCACTGCGCGGGCAATGGCTTCTTCGAGGGTATCAAAAGCAAATCGACGCATTGCCTTGCCGACGCGGACCCATATGCAAAACGCCTCGCCTGATGCGGCACCAGACGCCCCGGCTTCTTGTTCGGTAATCAGCCACTTGAGCAGCGGCATGGCGACGGATGGGTCGCGGTAGTCAAATCTGTGCCACAGTGGGCGCGGATCGACTTCGCTCCAGGCGCGAAATACGTGCAAACGCCCCCATTTGAATTGCACACTCTCCGGGTAGTAGCCAATTGCCAGCGCGAGGTCGCGGCTGAGTTCAGCGTGTGAGGTCATGCTCCCTCCTTGCGTGCGGCGTCGCAATAACCTTCAAGCCATACGCGCACTTGATCCTTGGTGTGGCCCGCATCAAGCATGTTGATGGCGGTACGCATGCGAGCCACCGCCGCATCGCGCTCAGCCACAATCTTTGCCGTCGCCTCGCGTATCTGCGCCATTGCGCGTTCCGCTTCCATCAGTGTTTGCGACTTGTCGGCGCGTGCCATGTAAAGGTCGGCTTCATGATCCGCGAATTTGCACCACTTACCTAACGGGTTTTCCATCATGTAAGCGGCTTCGTTCATCAGGTTCAACTCTGCACTGTATCGTTTCATTTCGTCACCAGTTCAGCCTCAATGGCTTTGATCGTTTCGCTGGAACAATGGCTAGTAATCGCCATCCAAAGGCATTCGACTTCGTCTATGGCATGTTCGCGCTCGGCCTTCACCCTGCCGAGTTCGGCTTCGTGATACGCCGCCCATGCCTTGTTGAACGCAAGCACGTTTTTGTGGAAATAGACGTGTTTGGGAGCGCAGAAACGATCAGGCCCATAGACGGTTGTGTCAGGCATCGGCATTGTCGGTTTGGTCATAGCGTCAGTATCCAAGTCATCCATGCGCACAGCGTTGCAACGCCCCATGCGGGTATGCAAAGAGCGAACATTAAGCCGGGGAAATTGCCGTCGAAATCGCCCATCGCTTTACACCAAAGCCACGCGATAGGCAGTCCAAAAACGGTGATCGCAGTAGGAAACATCCATGCATGAAGCGTGATAGTCATTTCCCCTCCAGCGCGGCGCGGATGCGCTCTCTCAAATCCGCCGACAAATACGTTTTGTTGACAGCCTCCCGCAGCAGCCCTTCCAACTGGGCAACCCGATCAGTGCTGTCATACAACGGACGGACAATCCATTGCGCCTGACGATCCTCAGACGTTGCCCAAAATTGGCAATCGTCGTACGTGCCAACTAGATCAACATTTAGCATTCCACCGGGATAGAAACACGCCCACGCCACAGGCTCCGGCGCGGCTACTGGCGCGGGTGGGGCGGCGTAGAGCAACGTGCCGTGAGCAATGTCGGAAGGGTTACGCAGCCAACTCATGTATCTCCCATGCTCTTGCGGCGAATATTGCAAGTGCGTATATACAACTGCGATAGGCTCCGGCGCGGCTACTGGTGGGGCGGCGTAGAGTTTTGTGCCGATCGGTAGTTCTTTCTCCACGACAGGGATAATCAGCCCGTCCACAAGCAATGACGCTTTCATCTCGCCCACCGGCGCGGCTGCGACTTGGGCGCTCATGCTTCCCCCTTTGCGCGTTTGATTGCGGCGCGTGCTTCACGCATTTCCGGCGTGCGCTTCGGGTCAAGTTCTTCGTCGCAAACCTTCAGCAACGCCTCAAGGCATTGAAGCAACTCTGGCGCGGCGGCTATCAGGCGGGCGTCATTTTCTGCATTTGTTGTCCCACCTTCAAAACTGCTGTAGTAAACCTGCGTAATGGTTTTTCCTACAGCGGTCACTCGATAACGAATGCGGTTGAAACAGTCGCCTTTTACTGAATCGGCCTCCCAATGCCACGGTCCCGGTGTATGGCTCATGCCAGCACCCTCCCCGTCAATTTCTCGCGTACCACGCACCCTGGCGCATGAAACGTCGGACGATGCAACGGCTTCGGCGGCACCCATGCAGGCGTCGTTAGCCTTGAAATCATCGGCGGCGCGGCTTTGACCAGTGAAAGAGCAAATCCCCCTTTGACCTTGCGGATTGCGCCCTCTGCGTGCAGGTAGTTGCAAGCATTCGCAATGCTGCCGACCGGATGCCCGGTTGTTGCTGCCAGCGCCTCTGCCGACAAAGGGCCGCCGCGTAGCGTGTCTTTTATGTCGCTTCGTATAGTCATGCTGTCACCTTCAAAAATCCCCGATTTATCCACCGCAAGACCTGCTCGGGGTAATGATCGTTAAAAAATCTGCGCTTTTCCTCGCGGCTCATTGAGCCTTGATCGTATTCAGCGTGGCACCTAAAACAAAGGTCTAGCGCCCATACATCAATCCCGCTTGCTCTGGCTTTGTGTTCGTTCCTGTGGGCCAGTACAACCGTGCCGTCATCCGCGCCACAAGCGATGCAGGCTTGCCCGTTTGCCATGCGCTGCAAATGACGAGACTTAAAAGCCATGTAGTTCAATCCCGTTCTCTGTAGCCCACGCCGTTACAAACTCCATCAACTCGGACAACTCCGGCTTAGTCATGCGCCGCGTGAATTTCGGCACAATCACAATCCCGCCGTTCAGGCCCGGAAGCATCTTTTCCCGAAACACCGCCGCCGAAAAAAGCCGCTTCCACTCCTCAACCGTCAACCGTTCGCCGTGCCATTCCTGCTGCTCGGCTATGTCCTGCAAAATCGCGTGCAGACGGTCGTTCTGCTCCGTGGTGCGCCCTGGAGGGTCTACCGTGACGCGATAGCCCTCTGGAGCCTGTTTTATGGCCTCTAACGCCCGGTTTCGAGCGGTTGAATGGTTGAGCCAGAAGCGCATTAGTACGCCTCGGCTTCTAGGCGAGTGATAAAGAAATGAATACCGCCCGCGCATTCTTCCTGCCAATCTTCTGACCATTCGTGCGACTTAACCACATCGCCAACACGATAGGCAAAGTGCGGATCATGCTGGCTATAACCAACGTCCGCGCCGATCAATTCCAGCACTTCGGCAAATTCGGCACGGCACTTGCGACCAAACGCATGGGAGCGCTTGGCGTATTCAGGAATCATCAGCTTGGCAATAACACCGCTTTGCAATTTCTTCCATCCAATCAATGTGCCCTCGGGCAAAATGCGCGTCATTGCAATAACCTTATCTGCGCCTTTCGCTCCGTACAGGTCCGCTCCGTACAGGTCCGCTCTGGACAGGTTCGCTATGGACAGGTTCGCTCCGTACAGGTTCGCTCCGGACAGGTTCGCTTCGGACA